AGATGCGTTACATCAAGATTTGATTATTAATAAGAACGTACCTGAAGAACCTTACTATACATTTATTAAAACAAAAACAAATCGCGATATTCGTGAACTGATGATTGAAGAAGGCGTTAAGACAACTCTGAATTATGTAAATAAAAAAGGTTGGATGAAAGAAGCTAACGAATGGTTCCATAAGACAGGACATGAAAAAGGTATTAAGTATTCTGACCATGCAATTAAAAAGTATGCAGACGGTAAAGGTGTATGGGATGGTTCAGTACACGTCTTTGGTGAATATATGAATGCAGTGATTGGTCGTAATATGGTTGATACAATTCATCCTACTGAAGAAAGGTCTTTAACAATTCGTGAAGCATTACATATGATGGGATTCCCGGAAGACTTTGAGTTACTTGATGGATTAAAGAAGATGAATCATATTGCTCAGAATTGTCCTGTACCTACATCAAGAGATATGCATTTAGAAATTGGTAAGTTTTTGAATGGAGATCTTGAGCTTTCTGATACAACTTATTTAAGACAAAATAACTTAAAACAACTTATGGAGTATGATCCAAATGGAAAAGACACAACTCCAAATCTCGAAGAATTCTTTGGATAAACCATTGACATTCATGGTGTATTGTTGTATAATGGTACATTGAATAGGAAAAAATTATGCGACATGACTTAATCATCGATTTTGAAACAATGGGACAGGACGTTAATAAATGTGCTGTCATTGATATATCAGCAATGGTATTCAATTGGGATAAGATGACGTCTAACGATCCATACACTTTGGCAGATATAAGCAAGTGTAGGAAGTTCAAGTTTGATGTAAAAGAACAAGTACAAAAATACGGTTGGGAAATAGATCCTAATACACTGGCATTTTGGAATGAGCAATCTAAAGAAGTAAGAAGAAACATTGCTCCTAAGAGTTCTGATTTATCAGTTTCTGATTTTGTAAAACAATTCACTGATTTTTTAATTGAGGCACCTACTATCAAATACTGGTGGTCTAGGTCAAATACTTTTGACCCTATGATTTTGTCTCGACTATTTCAATCACAAAACAAATTACCACACATGGAACAGCATCTTAAGTACTGGTCAGTAAGAGATACAAGAACTTACATTGATGCAAAGTTTAATTTTGAATTAAAGAAAAATGGATTTGCTCCTTGCGAAAACGATGAGAAGTGGGATTCAGTATTCAAAGCACACGATAGCTCTTGGGATATACTTGCAGATGTATTAAGACTGCAGAGTATTGTTAGAGCCGAAAACGATATGGAGCAAATTAAAGTATGAAGCTTGAAGTAAAAACAGAAGATTTAGCAAAGCAAAAAATATTCGTTGGCACACCAATGTATGGTGGTCAATGCGCAGGCATATATACAAAGTCAACAAATGATTTAAGTATGTTATGCGCAGCACATAAGATTCCAATGAAATATTATTTTTTATTTAATGAGAGTCTTGTTCAAAGAGCAAGAAATTATATTGTAGACGAATTTCTTCGTTCCGATTGTTCTCATTTATTATTCATTGATTCGGATATTGGATTTGATCCAAGAGATGCATTAGCATTAGTTGCATTACAAATATCAGACCCAGATAAGTATGATATTGTATGTGGTCCATATCCAAAGAAAACAATTGCATGGGAAAAGGTTTCTGTTGCTGCACAGCAAGGTATTGGTGTAGAGAATCCTTTTGACCTAGAAAAATACATATCAGATTTTGTCTTTAATCCTGTAAAAGGAATAAAACAATTTAAGCTCTCAGAACCTGTTGAGGTTTCCGAAGGTGGAACTGGATTTATGTTAATTACAAGAGATGCTTTAGAAAAGTACAGAGAAGCATATCCTGAGTTATCATATTTGCCTGACCATATTCGTAACGACCAATTTGATGGTTCTCGAGAAATACATGCCTTCTTTGATTGTGTGATTGACCCAGAATCAAAAAGGTATCTGTCCGAAGATTACTTTTTCTGTAAAATGGCTCGTGCAGCTGGATTATCAGTAACGATGTGTCCTTGGATGAAAATTAACCATGTTGGTTCTTATATCTTTAAGGGTGACATGGGAAGCCTAGGGTCACTGGGAGTAACTGCAACTGCAGATGATAAATCTAAAAAGAAAGCTTACAATCCTATTGACAAGTCCAAGTAATTGGTATATAATATACCACAATATAACTAACGGAGAATCTATATAATGAAATTTTCTAACGAAACTATGACGGTACTTAAAAGCTTTACCACTATCAATAAGTCAATCTTGTTGAAAGAAGGTTCAGTTCTTAAGACCATAACTCCAGAGAAAACATTGATCGCGATAGCGGACATCCCTGATGTAATTCCATCAGATGCATGTGTTTATGACCTATCGAGATTTTTATCAATTTTATCTCTTTATAATGATCCAGATGTAGAGTTTTTTGATAAATACTTTATTATCTCGGAAGGTAAGCGTAGAACCAAATACGTTTATGCTGATCTCTCAATGATCCACACTCCACCTGAAAAGGATATCACTATCCCTTCGGCTGATGTAGTTGTCAATGTGAGTAACGGCGATTTGTCTTCTGTATTGAAGGCAGCAGGGGTATTACAATTTTCAGAGATCGCATTTGTTGGCGAAAGTGGCAAATGTTATCTGAAAGCAATCGACAGTACGAACGAAGGCGCAGATGACTTTGGCGTTGAAATCGGGGAGACTGACGATGAGTTCAAGATTATTATTAAAACTGATAACTTGAAACTAATGCCTTTAGATTATGAGGTTACTCTTTGTTCAAAAGGTATCTCAGAATTTAAGGGAGAAGGCGTCACATATTATGTGGCAATTGATTCAAAGTCGACTTATAATAAAAGGTGATTAATATGAATGAAGCAATGCAAGGCCAACCTATGCAAATGGGTGGTCAACAGCAACAGCAAGAAGTAGATATTACTCTTGGCGACATCTCCACGATCCTACAGATTATTGATGTAGTATCACAACGTGGTGGGTTTCAAGGGCAAGAGCTTGCTGGTGTAGGTATGCTGAGAAATAAACTCGAAGCATTCCTAAGACAAAAGGCTCCTCAACCTGACGGTTCAACCGTTGCGGAACAGGCAGTTGATGTCGATACATCAGAAGCTGATGGTGCTACTTTAGCTGATAAAGTTGTCGAGTAATCTACAGCTTTAACCTATTCTCGAGAAGTGGGGCGGCCGAAAGGCCCCCTACGTTCGGTCTCGAATTTTTTATTATTTTATATTATGTTTAAGGTGAGCTATGATTGATGCAAAATCAAACGAAGTCTTATGGGTTGAAAAGTATCGTCCTCAAGTAGTTACTGATACTATTTTACCAGAAAAGACAAAAGAAACATTCCGTAAGTTCGTATCCGACGGAAGTGTTCCAAATCTATTATTAACAGGCGGTCCCGGTGTAGGTAAGACTACTATCGCAAAGGCAATGCTTGAAGAACTTGGTTGCGATTATATCGTAAAGAACGGTTCTCTTAATGTTAATATTGATACTCTCCGATACGACATCTCTACTTTCGCATCCGCTGTTTCTCTAACAGGTACAGGTCGTAAGTATGTAATTTTTGACGAAGCAGATTATTTGAACGCAGCTAATGTTCAACCTGCTCTTCGTAATTTTATTGAAGAATATTCCTCTAACTGTGGATTTATCTTTACTTGTAATTTCAAGAATCGTATTATCAGTCCATTGAGATCTCGACTTTCTGAAGTTGACTTTACTATTGATACTGATGATCGTCCACAAATGGCAATGGAGTTCTTCAAACGTGTAATGGGAATTCTCGAACAAGAAGGCGTTGAATATAACAAGCAAGTAGTTGCTAAAGTTATTGAAAAGCACTTTCCTGATTTTCGTAGAGTACTAACTGAATTACAATCATATGCAGCTTCAGGTAAAATTGATGAAGGTATCTTTGTTAATTTGAAAGAAGAATCTATTGATGAGTTATTCAAAATGCTCAAAGGCAAACAGTTTACCGATATGCGTAAATGGGTTGCCAAGAACTCTGACCAAGATATGAATGAAATGTTTCGTAGGCTATACGATGCAGCATCTGAAAAGGTTACACTTCAAAGTCAAGCTGGGTTTATTGTAACTCTTGCTGATTATATGTATAAGTCAGGTTTAGTTGCTGACCAAGAAATTAATATGGTTGCCTTCTTAACCGAGGTAATGATTGAGTGTGAGTATGTATAATGCTGAAGACAAGATGTTTTTATTGTAATACTACAACTCCAAAGCACAAAGCATATACGGTTGAAATGAATACCGCTGATGGTAAACACAAAGTAACTCTTTGTGATTCTTGTGGTAAAGATTTTGACAAATTAGCAAAAGAACTTCAGGAGGTACTTGATGAAAGACCTAACACCATTTGATTTTATGAATGCAGCATCCTTTACAAAGGAAGATATCATTCGTAACTCAGATATACCTGAACATACTGAAAAGATGTACAACGCCTTTATCGTGAACCGTGGCTTTGTTAATTTTGAAGATACCATATTACACGCAAACGAAATGAACATGAGACATCATTTATTTGATGGAGCTCAGTTTGATTATTATCGTTCTGTTCTAAGAAAGCGCAAAAGATTTTCAAAATGGCCTAAGGCTGATAAAGATAAAGATCTTGATGCAATCCAAGAAGTGTATCAGTGTAATAGAACTGTTGCGAAACAATATCTTAAAGTGTTGAACAAACAACAGCTTGAGACTGTCCATGAACGCCTTACAGAAGGTGGCTGAAATATGTATATTATAAATAAATGTAATATGGTTGTAAACCATTGCCACTAATAATAATTTACAAGGTGAATATAAATCATGGACAACATAGATATCTTCAAAGGAGTTGGAGTCGAAGTTGAGTTGCCTACACAAGACAGCTTTTTAAAAATCAAAGAGACTTTAACTCGTATTGGAATTTCCTCCAGAAAAGAAAAGAAATTATATCAATCATGTCATATCCTGCACAAGAAAGGTAGGTACGCTATTTTGCACTTTAAAGAATTGTTTATTTTGGACGGAAAGCATAACACGTTAACAGAAGAAGATATCTCTCGTCGTAATACGATAGTGAATTTATTAGAAGAATGGGAACTTGTTAAAATAGTGGATCCTTCAAAGACTAAAGATCCAGTTGCTTCTCTAAATCAAATTAAAATCATTTCATTTAAAGAAAAGAACGATTGGGAATTGACTGTTAAATATAATATCGGAAAAAAATAAACTATTGACATTTCTAACGAACTGTTGTATAATATAACAAATAGGAATTATATATTATGAATGTATTTAAAGTACGAGACAACGCAACACTTCCAGAATACGCAACCGAAGGTTCAGCTTGCTTTGATGTAAAAGCTTGCTTGACTAATGGCGAGCGTGTAAAAGGATATGACGCTTGGAATAAAGAAATACCAATCTTAACAAAATTAAAAAACATAGGTGGTAACAAAGTTTCATCAACAATTCAGATTCCACCTGAAACAAGAGTTCTTATTCCAACAGGACTTATATTTGATATACCAGAAAACCATGTAATGGAAATGATGATTCGTTCAAGTGTAGCAACGAAAAGAGGATTGACATTAGTTAATAGTATTGGTATAATTGATTCTGATTATGTCGACGAAACGCATATTATTGTACACAATATTTCAGATACGTTAGTTAGTGTACATGATGGTGACAGATTGGCACAATGCAGATTAGTAAAAACTAAACAAACAACACTTAAAGAAACAAATACACGACCTGAGAAAAAAACTGACCGAGATGGTGGTATAGGCTCAACTGGTGTATAAATAGTTTTGTAAGGCGCCGATAGGGCTTTACAAAGGTGATGGGTATAAACCATCAAATAATAATTAATCTTGCTTAATAGGAGAATAATATGACTGGATTAAATATAAATCAACTACACCCATTTGCGGTAGGATTCGATAGAGTCTTCGACAGATTGGTGGAGTTCCCTCATCAACATCAAGCACAAGGCTTTCCGCCTTACAATATCAGAAGAGACGAAGATAAGTTCTTTATTGATCTTGCTTTAGCTGGTCTTGATATTAATGATGTAGAAATCGAAGTAAAAGAAGATGTATTAACTGTTCGTTCCACATGGGATGAAGCAGGAGATTACTTCAATGGTGGCGGTGACTATGTTCATCGTGGAATTTCCTTCAAAAAGTTTACAAGAAGTTTTACTCTTGCAGACGATATTGAGGTAATTGGAGCCAACTTCAAAAACGGCCTTTTAACTGTTGCTTTGGAAAGAATAATTCCTGAGAGCAAAAAGGCTAGAAAAATTAAGATTGATACTAAGAAAGAATTCTTAAAAGGTTAATCTTTATTAATCCGGGAGGTCGCAATGGCCTCCCAATTAAATAGGAAATTATATAATGAAACAAGTACCTAACGTAACTTTCAAAGTAAGAAGCAGAAATGTAGATACTGGAGAAGTCGAATGGACACATCCAACAACTGCAGACTATTTTGACAATAAAAAAGTAGTAGTATTTTCGCTGCCAGGCGCATTTACACCTACTTGTTCTAATAATCAAGTTCCAGGCTTTGATGTATTATATGACGAGATTATTGCAGCAGGCATTGATGAAGTATATTGTGTCTCCTGTAATGATGCTTTTGTTATGAAT